CATCACTCCACCCCCGCTGCGGCTAGTGCTTTGCGGGCTGCATCCCACGGGCGACGATGCAGCGAGCAACCATCATCACCACACGCGCAATGCTCAGGCTCTTGGTCTAGCAACTCCCGCAACGCCTCCACCAACTGCGCCTCACGGTTCAGCGCGGCGGCGATGCGCCCCCATGCGTCTAGCTGGCTGCGCGTCATGTAGACGTCGCGCATGATGTCCAAGTCGCTCTCTAATTCAGTCATCACGATTGCACCACCTTTGCGCGGATGCGCTGCCATGCGTCCGGAACCTGCACGCCTGCGGAGTAATACTTAACAAGCTCGTCTAGAAGCGCCACATCCTCCGCGCTGGCCTGCGGCTGCGGCTGCGGGGCGGCGTATAGCTTGGTTCCGGGCGGCAACTCGCGTTCGGCAGTGCCCCAAAACTCTTTTGTGCCTTCCGGCGTTAGGCGATGACTCATGTAGGTAGCCACCGGATCGGCCTGCGGGCTGGGCTGCGGGGCGGCTTCCATGATGGCGTCTAGGACTTTCTGCGGCCAATCGGCAGCGCCCACAGAATTCATAGCGGCATTGACGGCGCGGCAGTGCATTTCGTCCGTTAGCCGTGCCGGAACAAGTGCGAAGCCAGCGGGCGCTAGCTCCGGCCCAAGCTCGGCCAGAACGGCGTCGGCTTCGTCGTAGCAATCAGCGTGCGCGGGCATCGACGCAAGAACACTAGCTATGCGCTCTCGTAGGCTCATGCCCGACCCCCATGCACCAAGCGCGGCGTGGTGCTCTCGACCTTCAACGCCTCGGGCATCATCGATTCGCCCAGCAACTCACGCGCCTCGATCTCGACCTTCACCGTATTCGTGAACGTCTGCGCCAGATCGCTCAGCGCCCGCGCACGGGCCACCGTTTCCGCGCTCACCTCGGGGTCGTTCAGCGCTTCCATCATCTGCACCAGATGGTCACGAACGTGCTGCATTTTGTTCTTCATGTTGGCGCTCCCTGTTCTTGATCTTGCGGCGCAGTGCGCCACGCAGTTGGATGACTTCCACAACCTCTTTCGGCAGCTTGTGCACCGTGTTTCTGAGCATCAGTTCGCGGCGGCTGATCAGCTCCAAGTTGTCCAGGCGAATGTCGGCGCGGTCGCCGTTGCGGAAGGCCAGCGCATGCCCGGGCGGAATCGGGCCGTGCACTTCCTCCCAAATCAGCCGGTGCACTTGGCGGTAGTCGTGCCGCGTGACTCCGGTGTCTGTGACCTTCCGCTGCAAGTAGCCGTCGCACACACGCTCATGGCCGATCGGGCGCCATAGCTCTGCCGCCTTGCCGGTGCGCTCGCCCTTGCGGAACTGCGTCAAGCCTGAGCGCCCGCCCGCGATGTAGGACTTCCCCTTGTTCCACGGCGCTTGCCCCTTGGCGAAGCGCGTGGCCTTGCCTTGCTCGCCACTCGTGCGCCCGCTCGCCTTGCTTTGGAGGAACTCGGGCGACTTGCTGATGCGCAACTCCTGCGCGTGGCTGTAGATCGAACTGATCGACTTGCCCATGCGCGCCGCGACCTCGTGCGCCGGCAGGCTCGGGTAAAGCTCGAGCAATAGCGCGGTGTCTGCCTCTGTCCAGCGGGTGCTCATGTCATCACCTCAAAATGGAATCGATTCTTCGAAGCGGTCGCAGCCATCACGCTGCGCGCTCGGCGGTACTTCCGACTTCCACAGCTCGCACCGCCCGCCCTTCGAGTTGAAGTGCAGGCACTCGCCGCACGGCGTTCGCACTGGCATCGACTCGATCAGGCGCAGCGATTCCCGCAACCCGAAAATCAGGCTGCGCTTTCTCTCGGGCGTCAAATCCATGCTCGACAATCTCCGGGTATCCATTGGGCGGGTAAGAAACGGTGAGGTGTGTGGGGCGGTGCAACGTGGCGCACTTCGCCAATGCCTCAGCCACGCGAGAGGGCATGGGCGAGGGTCGGCCAGTGATCGGGTCGCGCTCTGCGCGTGACTGCCACCAGCGCAGCGCCTTGAGCCGTGCCGTGCCGTCGTGCTCGACGCACACGTACTCGCTCACTTGCTTGATGCCGATGCGGTACGTGACGCGCAGCGAGGGCTTTCCGCTCGCCTTGCCCACGTGCATGGCGTAGCTGATGCTGGAAATGGCATGCCGAACCAGCACAGGCCGCTCGCCCAAGATCGGCGCATCCACCGGCCGCGTTTCGTGTGCCACTTCCGCAGCGCTGAACACGTGCTCGCACTCGGGGCATGTGCGGGTGCCAAGCGCCAGCAACGCGGTGCAGCTCGGGCACTGCTTGGCGCGCGGGCCTTCCTCTTGCTTTGCGCCAGGTGCGCGCGGCTTGGTCGGCTTGATCGTGTCAATCGGGCCGTGCTCGATGGTGTTGCCGGCGTAGTCGAGCACCAGACAATCTTTCTTTCCCTCGGCCAGCCGGAACCCACGACCCGCCTGCTGGTAGTACATCCCCGGAGACTTGGTGGGCCGTAACATCGCCACGCAGTCGATGTGCGGGGCGTCGAAGCCTTCCGAGAGCACGTTGACGTTGACCATCCAGCGCAGCGCGCCCTTCTGGAAGTCGGCAATCAGATCCATGCGCTCACCCTTGGGCGTGCCGCCATGCACCAGCGCAGCCGTCTCACCGGCGGCTCGAAGCGCAGCGAGAACCGCGTCGGCGTGCGCCACGTTGACGCAGAACACGATGCCGGCGCGGCGACCATGCGTGCGGTTCAGCAGATCGCGCACCGTGCGCGGCACCAGATCGCCCGCCATCACGGCCTGAGCCAGCCCTGCCTCGACGTACTCACCGCCACGCACTTGGACGCCCGACAGATCAGGCCGCTCACCGCCCTTCGTGACCAGCGCCGAGAGGAACCCCGCATCGATCAGCTCACGCACGCCGACCTCGAAGGCTACCTCGGTGAGAATGTTCTCGGGCCCGCACACCGGCACCGCAGCGCCCTGCAAACGGTAGGGCGTGGCCGTCAGCCCGATCACGCGCAGATTCGGGTTCACCTTGAGCGCGTCGGCAATGAACTGCCGGTACATGCCCTCGCCCTTGAGCGGGATGCGGTGCGCTTCATCGACCAACAGCAGATCGAACTTGCCGAGCGTGTGCGCCTTGGTGGCAACGCTCTGAATCTGCATCATCAAGATGCGGTCGAAGCGGTCGCGGCGCTTGAGGCCAGCGGCATGGATGCCCAGCGGCGCATCGGGCCACAGCGCGCGCAGCTTGTCGGCGTTTTGCGACACCAGCTCCTGCACGTGCGCGAGGATGCCCACGCGACCACCCCAGCGCTCGACCGCCTCACGTGCGATGGCAGCCATCAGCGGCGACTTGCCGGCGCCGGTGGGCAGTACCAGGGCGGGGTTACCCTCGCTGACTGGCAGATACGCCCACAGCGCATCGATGGCCTGCTGTTGGTAGGGGCGCAGCTTCACGCAGCGAACGCCGGTTGACGGAAGAAGCTCGGGTCGAAGCCTTTGAGGCAGCGCCACAGATCCAGCGAGGCGTTGAACACCAGCTCGCCTTGCGCAATCTCTTGCTGCGTCCACACGTGCAGCTTGACCTTGCCCGGGTGCGTGCGGCTCACGAACCCATTGGCGCACACGCTGCGCTTGAGGCCGAGGCCGCGCTGATACGCCGCGAGCTGGTAGTGCTGGTCGTATGCCAAGCGCTTGCCGTCGCTGAAGTCGCCGTCCTTGCCTTTCCAGTCCACGACGATGCCGGTGCTGGGGCTGTGCAGATCGACCTTGCCGCCATAGCCGGTGTCGTGGGCAAAGGATGCCTCGGCCACCCAGTCGGTGACGCCGGGAAATTCCTCGCGCAGTGCGGCGTGTGCGGCTTCCACGTGCGGCAGGAAGCGCACGTTGTAGGGCTGGCCCTTGAAGCTGCACTCGATCGCGTCGTGGATGAGGTTGCCTTCCTCGGCCGCATTGATCGCTTGCTGCTTGCTGTCGTCCTCGACGCGCGCCAAGAACTCGGCCTCGCTCTCGCCGGGGCGGCGGGGCAGGGTGAGTGCGGCCAAGATTCCCTGGCGCACTTTCCACGTTTCCAGCGCGGGCTTTGCCAGCACGCTCAGCACGGTGGTGACGCTCGGCACCAGACCCAGCTTCCGCGCATCGGCCAACGTGGTGGCGCGCGGCAGGCCCTTGGCGCTGGGGACGGTGTAGGCGGGCTCTCCCGCTCGGCTGTACCAATGTTCGCTCATGTCGTTCTCCGAATTGGGCCCGGTGCGCAGAAGGGCCGGGGCTCCCTCTAGAGAGGCCGGGAACCCCCGACCTCAAGTGCTGCGCTCACTCCCTAGATCAGCCGGCCTGACGCAGCCAGGGCGGGGTTTCGTCAGCCGTTGCGGCCGGTGCAGGCTGTGCAGCGCCCTGCGGTGCGCTGGTGGTGATCGACTTCCAGTCTTTGATCTCGTTGCTGTCGCGCTGAGACTTGATGCCGTCCGCTTTCACGTACTCGACGCGAATCTGGTGCGGGCGGTTGTGCAGGCGCGTGCTGTCGGGCACATCGAGCAGGCCAACGGCGTGGCAGATGCTCGAAAGCTGGCGCATTGCGATGCTCACGGCCTGCTGATTCGGGTTATCGAGGTTCAGGCGCACCCACAGCTTGCGGCCCTTGTACTGGCCTTCCTGCACGGCGTAGGTCAGTTCGAGGTACTGGCCGTCGTTGCGCTTGGTCGGCTTAAACTCGCTGTCGATGATCGACGCGACGTAGTGGCCCGCAGGAAGCGGGGACTGGTCTTGCTGCGGCTCGACGTTGCGAGCGTTGAAGTTGAGTAGTGCCATTTGCGTGTGCTCCGGGTGTGTGTTGTGTTGCGGGTTACGCCGCTTCCGCAGCGGCAGGTGTGGCCATCGCGGCAACGAGTGCCGACCAGGTGAGATCAACGGTGTCGGGCATGCCGTAGCGGTTGCCGGCGATAAAGGCGGGCTTGGAGTTCACGTGCAGAACGCGACGGCCAGTGCTCATGCCGCGGCTGCGCACGTTGTTGATGCCCACGCTTTCTTTCTTGATCTGCGTTTCTTCGCAGGCGTAGCCGATGATGTCGGCCCACTCAACGGCGATGCCCAGCGGGCCTTTTTGCAGCTTCAGCTCGTAACGGTCGAAGGCTTCCGAGTCGGGCGACTCGAAGCGCTTCACCTGACTGTGGGCAATCAGCACGATGGCCTTGCCGTGGTTCACGCGCAGATCGTTCAGCGCATCAAAGAACTGGCGCCAGTAGGCGTTTGCCTCTTGGTAGCCCTTGCCGTAGCCGGGTTGCTCAATCGACTTCCAGCCGTTGACCTTGCACGTGTGCGCCCAGATCAGCGGCTCCAGCCAATCGAGACTGTCGATCACGACGGTGGCGAAGTCAGTGGGGTGCGTGAGCGCGGTGAGCGCCTGCATCACCTCATCAAACGACCGGAGAAGCGGAAAGGCTGCGACCTCAAGGCCGCTGAGTCCGTCCTCCAAGGGGAGGAAGATCGGCTTGTATGCGCCGGCTGCAAAGGTGGACTTGCCGACCTTCTGTGCGCCATGAACAACGACGCGCGGCGGCAGGGTGTTGCGCTTGGTGTGGGTGACGCTAGAAAGGGTGATGGTCATTGTCGTGTTCCGTGTTGGGTTGGGTGTCGTCATCAAGTCCGCGTGTCACATCCGGCTCGCGGTCGTCGGTTACATCGGGGAATTCGTCCATCAGTTGCGCCGGATGCTCAGGTGTTGGCGCTTAGCCACCTCGCGCCAACGTGCGTTCTCGCGCAGGGTGCGGATGGTCAAAACGAGGATTGCCAGGGCAGCGCCCGCGCAGAGGGCGAGGGCGGCGAAAAGCAGTTCGCTCATGGGTGCCAGTCCTCGCTCTGACTGGTCGCGCCCCACGCCGTCCACAGTTCGTGGATCAGGAAGCCCATGCCGATCGCGCCGAGCACGTATGCGCCAAACCAAAACACATCGGCGGCGCTCACTTCACACCGCCAAACGTGCGGTCGAAGTCGGCCAAGATCGGGCCGAAGATGGCGTGCACTTGGCTGCGGCCAAGCCCGGGCAAGCCGATCAGCTTGTCCACATCGGCTTTGATCTTTGCGTCGAGCTGCCGGCGTGCCTCGGCCAACATGCGCTCGGCTTCGAGGTGGTCGGCGTCAGTGATCGGAGTCATGTCACGGGCTCCAAAACTGATCGCAGATGTCCGGCTCGTCGTCGAAGCAGTCTTGCTCCTGCTCGTCGGCGTCCTCGTCGGCGGGGTTCACGTAGTCCTCGACCTGTGCGGCGAGGTAGGCATCGAAGCTGGGCGAAGTCATGGTTGCCTCCGTGCCAGCGGGGTTGCTGGCTCGGAGTTAGTAGACTACACCATGTAGCGCGCTGTCAATACCTCAAGTAGGTTTTTTTCGCAGCGAGTGTCAGGCAGCAAAAAAGCTCTTAGCTTTTGCTGGTCTGTGCCTTCATTAGCGCAAGCATTGCCTGGCGCATTTCTGGCGCCATGCTTCTCAGCATTTCAAGCGCGGCGCGTTCTTCCTTGCTCACAGCGTATTCGGCATCGCCTTCTAACAAGGTGGCCATTGAAACGTCGAGCAGTTCCGCGATCTTCCGTAAATTGTCCACTTGTGGCTTCCTGACGCCCCTGAACCAGTGCCCCACGATCGCGGGGCTGACCTCTGGCATGGCGCGCGATACGTCTGCAATAGACATGCCGCGCGCTTTTCGGGCAGCCGTAAGCCTGCCGGCAAGCAGTCTCAAGAACTCGGATTCGGGGGGCGTGCTGTTCACGTGAAAAGTGTGCGGCGCGGAAAACAAAAAAGTCCTACATGGTGTTTGCAACATGCGGCTACCTCATGTAGGCTTTGGATATGGACACCATCAATCAAGCAATCGAAGCCGCTGGCGGGCAAACCGCGCTCGCCCAACTTCTTGGCGTCAGCCCTGGTCTTGTTGGCCATTGGGCCACGGGTCGCAGACCTGTTCCGCTGTGCCGCTGTGCCGCGATTGAGGCGGCCACCGGGGTAAAGGCGGAAGACCTCCGGCCAGATGCCACATGGCAGCGGCACATGGGCCGGATCACCGGCTACGTCGTCTCCGTGCAGGCCGCCTAAATGAACCGTTTTCCCCCAGCCGTAGGGCACCGTCCGACATGCGGTGAGGCCAAGGAAGGCCCGGCTGGTTCTTTTCGTGGGGCTATGGGCGGCGACGTTCATGGCCCTTTTTTTGCCCGAAAGGGCTTGCGAACGATTGCGAACAGAGGCGAACGCTAATGCGTGCCCAGCGCTCTTTTCCGTGGCTACAAGCCGCGAAGACCCCCGAGAAAGCCGCGCCGCGCCTCATTGCGCTGGTGCAGTCCGAAGGTGAGGCCCTGCGAATTTCCGTTCGCATGGCAGTGACCACCGCAGGCCGGCGCATCACTGACTCCGAAGCTGCCAAGGCGCTCGGCGTGAGCAAGTCCTACCTGTCGGAAATGATGGCCGGTGCCAAGCGTGTGCCCGAGTGGGTGGACAAGCCGCTCGCAATACCGCGCACTGCATGAGGCGCTGAGCGAGGAAGTCGAGACGCCCAAGCACCGCGCCGAGCGTTTGGCGCGCGAATTCGGGCGGGCGGCATGACCAACGAACTCGACCTCGCCGCAGAGCGGGAACAGATCGAGCGCGACAGCGCGTTGGCGCTGCACAAGAAGCGAATGGCCGCCCGCGTGGGTGAGCCGCGGTGCCGCATCTGCGACGAAGACATTTCAGAGCTACGGCAGGGCATGGGCGCCGTCCATTGCGTCGAGCACGCCGAGCACATCGAGCGGGCTGGAAGACGACAGTGATGCCAACAGCAGCAACGAGCACGCGCACGCGCGCCGAGTACGC